GCGCCGGCGGCGGCCGCGCCCCTGGGTGGGAGCTGGGATCAGGCCGCGGCCTTGGCGAAGGCCAGGGGCTTGATCACGCCGAACGCCGCGCGGATCTCGGCGAGGATCGCGACGAGGTTCCGCGTGAAGTAGTCGGCGTGGCTGTCCGACGCGAGGACGCGCATGCCCGTGCGCAGCCAGAGCATCGCCTTGGAGAAGTCGCCGGCGAGCACGGTCCCGACGGGGATCGCGGTCGTCGGGATCACGGGCTTGCCCCAGAGCGTCGCGTCGCCGGCCTGCGACGGCGGGCCGAACAGGTAGGCGCCCGTGTCGGGGTCGCCGCCGGCGGCGTCGCGGAGCAGCCGGATCGTCTGCCACGTCGTGGGGTGGATCGCGAACGCGGTCGGCTCCTCGAACTGCAGCCGGATCAGCGTCATCGCCTTGTGGGCGGCGTCGATGATCGAGTCCGACCCGATCGTCTGGGAGCCGATCCCGGACGTGTTGAGGATGCCCCGGAAGACCTCCCCGGTGCCCGACCCCGTCGCGATGTCGCTCTCGATCCGCTGGTCGAGCTCGTCGCGCAGGTACGCGTCGATCATCGACTGGAGGAACGGGGCGTCCTCCATCATGTTCCGGTGGACCGGGATCCACGTCGCGAGCGTCCGCACGGTGGCGGTGCGCAGCGCGAACTCGAGCGACGTCTCCGGCTTGAGGCCGCCCAGCGTGGGGGTGACCGTGGTCCCGTCGATCGCCGCGGCGGTCGTCGGGTCCGGGACGTAGTTGGCCGCCATCCCGCGGGCGACGACGACGGGGTACTCGATCGACTTCGAGTCGGTCGTGCCCTTGGAGATCAGGTCGATCATCCGCAGCGGCCGGCTCGGGACGAGGTCCACGAGCGGCAGCCGGTCCGGGGTGATCAGGTTCGCCGTGCCGGCCGAGGTGTTGCCCAGGCCGATCAGCGCCTTGACCTCGTCGCGGTCGTACGCCTTGCCGAGCTCGACGGCACCGAACGCGGCCTCGCCGGTGAGGACCTGCTTCTCGCGCAGCTCCTTGTACGCGTCGCCCTCGAAGATGCGGCGCCCGAGCGACGCGTTCTTCAGCGCCTGGACGCGGCGGCCGAGCAGCTCGTCGCCGTGCTGCTTGTCGGTCGGGTCGTCGAACGGCTGGGTGCCGCCCCCGCCCTCCGAGGCGCCCGTCAGGCGGGCCCACATCTCGGTGCCCTTCTGCAGCTCGACGCGGAGCTGATCGCGGTTCTTCGACGCCTCGTCGAACGCCTTGTACTGGGGGGACCCGGAGTCCATCGGGTCGGCGTCGCTGGACTCGAAGTCCTGGCGCGCCTTCACGACCGCCTGGTCGGCGGCGGTCATCTTCTTGCGCAGCTCTCCGAGCTGCGCCTCGACGTCCTGCAGCTTCGGCATCAGTCCTCGCTGGTGGTGTTGGGGGTGGATCCGACGAGCAGCTCGGCGAGCCGCGTCGCGTGCTTGCGATCGGAGAAGGTGGGTGCGGGGGGATCCGCCGGCGGGTCGGCCTTGACGGGCTCGTCGCGGCCGATGTGCTCGGCCAGCGCCTTGCGGATGTCCTGCGGCGAGACGCCCATCTCGTGAGCGAGCGCCTTCACGGCGATGAGGCCGGCCTGCTCGTTGGCGCCGACGAGGCAGGGGCCGCACTCCCAGAGCGTCACGTCGGTGATCTCGCGGATTTGGCCGCCGGTCCACTGCAGCTCGGGACCGAGCGTGTCCGGGTCGACGTCGATCCAGCGGGCGGCCTTCACGCGGCACCCGAAGCTGAAGTCGGCCAGGCCGGGCTTGCCGTCGCCGCCGACCGCCTTCATGGCGGTGTAGACCTGGCGGGCGACCTCGTGGTCCTCGTCGTCGTTGACGAAGAACCGGCCCTCGACGAGGAGCCCCTTGTCGGTCTCCTCGGCCTTCTCGACGACGCCGATCGGCGGGACGTACCGGTCGTGCGACCACACGAGCTTCGGGTAGCCGCGCTCCTTCAGGGTGCGCTCGAACGCCCCCTTCACCATCACGTCGCCGTGGCTGTCGATGTTCCCGAAGACGGCGACGAGCGCCGAGAACGACCCGCGGTCGTCGCCGGCGGCCTTGACGGTGATCGCGGCGCCGGCGTGCTTCTTCTCGGCGGTCTCGGTCAGCTCCCGGGGCACGGCCGCGACGATGCGCCCGCGCGCCCCCGGGGCCGGGTCGGTGGTCGGCCGACCCCCGGTCGGTGCGGGCGTCGCCCTACGCGGCGACCGGCTCGCGGCGCTCGGTCAGCGCCTCGGCGAGCGCGTCGAGCGCCTTCGCGAGCCCGGGGTCGACGCTCAGCGCGGACGCGAGCTCCTTCGCCTGCTCGCTGGGCTGCCCGTCGGTCTCGTTGCCGATCGTGGAGAGCGGCGCGACGTTGTTCGTCTGGATCAGCGGCTCGTCGGCGCGCGGGTCCGCGAACGGCGGCAGGTTCTCCTTGCGCCGGATGTCGTTGATCGTCAGCGCGCCGGCGCGCAGCCCGATGAGGTACGCCTCCATCCGGGCCTTCGTGTCGCCCTTGAGCACCTCGTCGAGCGACCACTCCGCCCACACGCCGTCGAACGCCCAGTTCGGCTCGGGCTGCACGAGCTGCGCGTCGAGCTGCTCGGCGATGAGGCTCAGCCACGGGCCGAGGATCGTCACGTAGAGCATCCCGTGCATCTCGCTGACGTTGGAGTACGTCGCGTGCGACAGGTCGCCGATGAGGACGGGCGGCGTGCCGTAGACGGCGGCGATCTCCTCGCGGTTGACCTTCCGCTGGTTGATCAGCTCCGCCTCGACGGCGGTCTGCACCGGCATCTTGTCGACGGCCTCGATCCCGCCGAGGATGTAGGGCAGGTTCGCCCGGTCGGGCCCGGAGCGGTCCATGACCTCGTGGCGGATCGTCTCGATGACCTCCTCGTCCGTCGCGTACTCCTTGGCGATGCGGACCGCGACGCCGTGCATCCCGCCGTGGCGCATCGACGAGGCGGCGTAGCGCTGGGCGGCGTCCTCGCTGCGGACGGTCACGCCGAGCTGCTGCAGCGGCGAGACGCCGATCGGGCCGTCCGGCGACGGCCACCGGAAGTGGAGGACGTCCTCCGGCATCATGCGCCGCATCGGGCCGCCGCCGAGCGGGGTGATGTCCCACTGCATGACGCGCATCCCGTCGGACGACAGGCGCGGCTTCGCGGTCCGCCAGTCGATGCGCTCGAGGCCGATCGGCACGCCGCCGGGGCGGTCGCGGATGATCTCCTCGAGGTGGTTGCCCTGGACCGCGAGGCCGAGCATGATCTCGGCCTTCAGGTCCAGCGGGGAGCGCCGCGGCTGCGGGCGCCGCAGCACGACGGCGAGCGGGTGGTCGCGGGTCCGCTTGCGGTTGTACGCGGCGTCGTCGCCGTCGGGGTCCGGGATGAACGTCTGCAGCGGCAGCCGCGCCGTCTGGCGCTGCAGCAGGTGGACCGCGGCGGCGACCCACGGCTGCGTGCGGTAGAGGCGGTGGTAGCTGATCGGCCGGTCGCCGATGAGCTGCACCGACCCGTCGACGATCGTCCCGAGCGGCTGCGACGGTGGCGCGAGGCTCTGCACGGAGCCGTCGGGCCAGACGTAGCCGCCGGAGGGAGACGCGAAGACCGCCATGCGGCGCAGGGTCGACCGCGGGCCCGCGGCCGCCCGGGCGGCCGCGGGGTCACGGTCGGTCGGTGCGGGCGTCGACCGCGGCGATCGCGTCGGGCAGCTTCGGCGGCAGCTCGTTCATGACGGTGACGCGGCCGCGCGGGACGTGCACGCGTCCGTCGATCGGCTTGCGCACGCCGTTCGGGCGCAGGCTCTCGGCCTGCTCGAGCGTGAGGTAGCGGCCGCGGTCGCGGACGAGCACGCCCTCGAGGCCGATGTCCTCGCCGTCCAGCGACACGAGGACGCGGGTGCGCAGCGGCGTCGAGCGCCACGCCCACGCGGCCGCGGCGATCGCCGCGACGAGCAGCAGGACGAGGAGGGTGATCAGGGCGAGCATGGGGCTCCTATCGGGTGAGGACGAACGGCCGGACGGCGGGCGGCTCGTCGATGACGGCCTTCAGGCGCCGGACGGCCTGGGCGGTGGCGATCAGCGCGTCGATCGGCGACGCGGTGTCGTTCTTCTTGACGAAGCGGGACTTGCTCGAGCCGACGGACTTCAGGTACGCGGCGAGGACGTGGCTGGAGTACTCGAGGTGGCCGGGGTGCTCGATGCGGCGCTCGCGCACGAGCTCCATCACGAGCGACGCGGCGTCGGCCATCGGCGACGGGTCCTGCGCCTGCAGCACGACCTTGTGGCGCAGCTCGTTCTCGATCCGCTGGCCGATGTGCTCGCCCTCGGCGTTCGGGTCGATCACGAACACCGCCTTCGGCCAGAGCTTCGAGAGGGTCTTGATCTCGGCCCACACCTGGTCGGTGGAGAGCGACTTCCCCTCGCCGGGCGGCGTCAGGATCTTCAGCCGCTCGTCGACCCTCACCGTCAGCGGGTCGTCGTGCAGGCCCCAGACCGGGACGAGCGCGGTCGTGTCGCGCCGCCACCCGAAGTCGACGCCGATCACGACGTCGTCGATGCCGTCCGGGATCCGGCAGTGGTCGCGCTGGCAGGGCGCCCAGAGCATCGCCGAGATCGCAGCCTCGTCGTCGCGGGTCCAGATCCCGCACACGAACCGCGCCCACCACGCCAGCCTGGTCCCCGGCGACTCGAAGCGGGCCCGGAGGCTCTCGACGGTGATCTGCTTCAGCGGGTTCGCCGTCTTGACGAGCTCGAAGTCGGTGAGGTCGTCGGCGGGGTCCAGCGACCACTCGAGCCACACGAACTCGCCGGACGGCGCGGGGGCGTACTTGAACGCGCCGTCGCGGACCTGCAGGTGCTCCAGCGCGGTCTTGCGCATCCGGCCGAACGCGGTGTTCTCGTCCTCGCCGGCGGTCGAGATCGCGATGATCTGCCCGCCGCGCTTGTCCAGGCCCTCCTTCGCCAGGACGTACGCCTCGAGCGTCGGCCAGCGGTGCAGCTCGTCGCAGATGCAGAGCGTCGGCCCGATCCCGTCGACGGTGTCCGGATCCGAGCTGAGGACCTTCAGGTAGCCGCCGTCGCGCTTGGCGCGGATCTCGAACGAGCCGAGCTTCAGGTCCAGGTGCTTGCGCAGCACCGGCGAGCGGCGCACGATGCCGGCGGCCATGTTCAGCAGCCGTCGCGCCTGCCCCATCGACGCCGCGAGGACGAACACCTCGGCCTCGTCGACGAAACACAGGTGGTAGAGCGCCAGCGCGGCGCTCAGCATCGACTTGGCGTTGCCCTTCGGCAGGACGACGAACGTCTCCGCGACGCCGTCGAACATCGGCGTCACGATCTGCTTCTGGAACGGCTCGATCAGCAGCGGCTGCGGCGCGGGGCGCGGCGGCCGCGGCTCGCCACGGCGGCGCTCGGCCTTCGCCTTCGGCGGCAGCGTGAGCCGCGAGCAGAACGCGGCGAAGTGCGGGACGGTGAGCGGCTCGAGCGGCCCGTCGTCCGCCGGGGCGTGCGCCGCGGTGACGGTCGCCACCGATCACCCCGCTCCGCGCAGCGGCGTGACGTTGTCGAGGTCCCAGTCGTCGCCGTCGTCGCCGGCGGCGGGGTCCTGCGGCGGCGGCGCGACGGTCGGGCGCGCGGCGACGCCCGGGCGCGCCCACCGCTCCGGCTTGGAGCGCTCCAGCAGCCACATGGCGGCCTTCACGTCCGGCTTCGTCGGGTCCGTCGCCGCCGCGGCGATCTGCGCGACGAGCTTGCTCTCCGCGGTCGCCTTCGCCTGCTCGACGTCGAGAGCGAACTTTCGGAACTTCCCGGACTTCGCGGCGCGGCCGCGCTTCAGCCAGTCGTAGAACGTCGACCGCGAGACGCCGGCCAGCTCGCACGCGACGTCCGGCGGCAGGCACGCCTTCAGGTTCCGAAGGATCTTCGGCGCGACGTCGTCGAACTTGCTGGCGGCCGGCACCGGTTCAGCTCTCCTGCGTCGACCAGGTGCCGTTGACGCGGCGCGGCTCGTAGCCCCACTCCTCGAGGCGCGCCATGAGCTCGCCGCGCTGCTCCTCGGTGCCGCACACCACGGCGACGCCGAAGATCGCGGGCTCCGGCAGCGGCTCCTGCTCGGCCTCCGGCGGCCCGCTCGCGTTGCGCTCGAGCAGCCGCTCGAGGTCGTCTCGGTCGAAGCCGGTGCCCTCGAACTCGCGGGTGGAGTCCGCGACCTCCTCGAGCAGCGACGCGAGCGCCTCGTCGTCGTAGCCGGCCAGGTCGCTGGACCGGTTGTCGACGAGCACGATCCGGGCGGCCTGGTCGTCGTCGCACTCGACCCACGTCGCGGCGACGTGCGTCCACCCGAGCTCGAGGACCGCGGCGAGCGTGTGGTTCCCGACCAGCACCTCGCCGGTGCCGCGCCGAGCGACGATCGGCTTGTACTGGCCGTGCGCCTCGAGCGACGCGACGATCTCCGACACGTTGCCGCGCCGCGCGTTGCGCGCGAACGGCCGCAGCTCATCGACGGCGACCGCCATGCGCACGATCTCCTTCCGGATCCCGTGGATCTTCCGCTCAGCCATGCCCGACCTCCCGTCGGTGCTCGTGCCGCTGCCCCTCGAGGGACGCGACGATGTCCGTCCGCTGGCCGGTCCACCCGCACGAGCAGACCGGCAGGAACACGCCCCGCTCCTCGGGCAGCCCGCCGACGACGTGCCGCTCGATGTCGGCACGGCGTGCCCACGCCTCACCGGCGCGATCGGAGATCGCAGCGTCGACCGCGTCGATCCACTCCCGGAAGCGGCACCGCTCGAGGAACCACGCGTCCTGGTCGGCCGGCGCGGGCTCGAGCTCCCACTCGCGCGACACGCGGCAGAACACCCACCCGAGCCGCCGCAGCGTGAACCGCGACGTGCCGTCCTCCTGGACGCGCTCGACGACCTCGAGCTGACCGGGCCCGGCCGGCCCGAGCCGCCACGCCACCGGCGCCACGCGAACGCCCCGCGGCGCCCGCCGGCTCGCCGCCGACACCGTCACCCGTCCCCCCGGTCCGCCCGATGAGCAGCGTCCCAGCACTCGGTGTGCTGGAGGCCGGCGTCGCCGAGCG